GCCCACCAGTCTGAACTCATTTTGGTCTCCTTGGTCCAACTGAAATTAATTGTAAATCTACTAATTGAGCCAGTGAACCACAGATAGCAGAAAAAGCAACTTCTTTATGAATTTCCTCTAACTTATGCCAAAATTCTTCAGGCATTTGCATTTCAATATTTTTAGTTCTTTGCAGTTCTGTTGTTCCCTTTGAAAGGGTAGTTGCATGAGCAATAAGCAAAGGGAATAAGTGAATGATTTTTGAAACTCGAAGTTTGCTTTCTAGTTCTTCCATATCTGCAACTTCTTTACTGGTGAAAGACGTTCCAGCCATAACACTCATACCCCAAGGGTCTTCCATGCCAGAGTCTAAAAATAAAGCACGGATTCTAAACATTATCTCTGCGTGTAAAGCGTCAATATCAAAAGAAGCCTGCTTCTTCTTCTTCTTAAAGAACTTCATTTTGCTTGACCCCACTTTTCCACAATTTTCATATCCGCAATAAGCGGAACCACCATATCAGGCAATCTTACTCCCTCCATGGACTCTTTTATGGCTTCGCCAACTTGTTCGGCTAATGCGTCGGGAGTAACTGTTACTAGTTCATCATGAACTGTCAATATAACGTTAACCGTAGGCTCATTTATAAAGCATGAGTGTGCTCTAACCATGGCTAGTTTAATTAAGTCTGCAGCCGAACCTTGAATAACCGTGTTAAACGCTTGACGTTCGGCACGTGATTTTTGCCCAAGGTCTTTACTTAGAATCTCTGGAATATAGCGTCGTCTTCCTAACACAGTAGACACATAAGGTATAGGTCGTTGTTGTGATGCAAGGCGAATTAATTGATGCCTATAACGGTTAATATCTCTAAACCTATCATTAAACAAGTCCATGAGTTGGTGTGCTTCTTTTACAGTACAACTAAGTTGGTCTGCAATTTTTTCTGGACCAATTCCGTAAGCAATTGCTAAAACTAAAACCTTCCCTGCTTTTCTATTTACACCCATTCGTTCTCCAATGGTTGTGTAAATGTCTCCTCCGTCTAAGTAGTTTTTTACGAACTCAGGGTCTTTAGAAAAAGAAGCGATAATTCTTGGTTCAATTTGTGAGTAGTCAGCAACTACTAACTTATGTCCTGGAGGAGCAATAAATAGATTTCTAATTAACTTACCGTAGGCTCCATCGGTTGGAATGTTTTGTAAATTTGGTTCACTACTGGAAAAACGACCAGTCTCGGCTCCATGAGATTTAAAGTTTGTATGAACTTTTCCATTGACTAGCAAACTGTGCTTTTCAGAAGTTTTAGACTTACCAGCCGTGGTTCTCGTAATTTCACCCCCTGTATAGGGAGTTACGTAAGTTGTCATTATCTTATTTAAATCTTGATATTTTAAAATCTCTGCAACTAAAGGGTCTTTTTCTCTGTAATACTCGAGTGCTTCTGCACTAGTTGAGTAATGACGAGTTGTTAACTCTTCACCCTTCTTTGAAGCCTCTAGTCCTTTAGGAGTTAGAGCAATCTTAATCTTAGTATTTGGTCTAATTCCTCGTCCGCCTTCGGATTTAGGTGTAAATAACAAGGCTTGTTTTTCAGGAATTGAGTTCAGTGCAAACTCTTTTCCCGCTAATCGGTAAGCGTTACCAGTAACTTCAATTAAGTCTTTTTCTAACCTTTTTGCTAAAAGACTTAACTCATTTTCGTCCATGTGTGCTCCAGTTAGTTCCATGTCTGCAAGAACTAGAAGCAAGTCCATCTCTAAACGCCATACTGTAAGTAAGTTGTAATCTTTTAGTTTAGGTTCATACGCTTTGTATAATTTCCAAGTTGTTTCTGCATCAATTCCAGCGTAGTTAGCAACATCGCTAAAAGAATGACGCTCAACTGCTTTTCCAATTCCTTTAGTGACCTCTATGCCAAGTTCACGAGCAGCACAAGCATCTAAAGATAAGCCGTTTTTTGTTCTGTTATCGATAATAAAAGCAGCCATCAAAGTGTCAAAGTAAGGTTTGGAACAAACAACTCCACGGTAATATTTGGCTATAGCCTTTAAATCAAATTTTAAGTTATGGCCAATTTTTAGTTTATCGCTAAACATTAAAGGTTTTAAGGCTGCAAAAACTTCTCCTGGTAATAGTTGTTCTGGTGGAACATCAAATACTGGGGTCCAACTTGTTTCACGTCTTGAAAAATCTTGTTCACGGATTTCTAAGCCCTCATCTGCTCTAGCCTGTGCAGAACTTAATAAAGGTTTATTCCAATGCAAAAACTCTCCATTTGGGTGTCCCATTGGAATAACATCAACACGTCCTTCTGTAGCAAAAGAAATCCAAGTGATTTCATTTAGCATGGGATGAAGGCGAGAAAAGTCATCAGGTCCAACTGTTTCTACGTCAAAAGCAAAAGCAGGTTGGTCTAAGTAGTAATCGACCATTTCCTGTAAAGCAATAGCCGTTGTAATGATATTCATAATGCCCCTTGTTATAGAAGTGGGGAGTCTGTGTGACGGCACAGACTCCCCTTATTCAGTAAGTTATGCGCCTGCTACTTCACGGGCAATTTTTAACATCTCTTCTCGAGGTGTCTCCTTGATAACGTCAGGTGTAAAACAAACAGCATCTTTTAAAATGGCGTTAACTGATTCGAGGCTGAGATTCCATTCCTCTTCCAAGTCACGACCACGTACATAATTTAAAGTGTATTGAGTAGTTGGACCATTTCCCATTCGAGAAACTTCCCAAAACTCTTTACTTAGAGGTCCCTTTCTCTCATCTTCGTGTGCACGACGAATTTGACGTGCAAATGAAGGAGGAGCGGTAAGGATTTGAACGGTGTGTGTGTCACCACTCAATGCAATAACGTTAAACGCAAAACGTGCTCTTGGTTTGCTTCCAAGTAAATCTGTAAAGGGGTCATCGGTTTCTAAAGCAACAAATGACTTTTTCCCAGTTCGTTCAATCCAGTGCTGTTCATACACACGGAATGGACCGTCTTCTAGGAATTTAATAAGTTGAGGTTCTTCACTGAATTTAAAATCAGTTGGGAACTCTGTTGTGTCTTGACGTAATAGGGCATCGGCTGAATCCCAACCAGATTGAACGGTTGTTCCGACTTTTGGTGTTGCATCTTCGTTATCTACATCTAAATACGATGCAGCATTTACTGTTGGATTGGTTATTGACATGTTCTTCTTTCGGTTATGAGGCTTACGCTCTCGGTTGGATTTGAGGTCTACTGACTCTCGTTAGCAACATGCTCTTTCCACCGCGAAGTTATCGCAATAGTTAAATCATGATGCTTAGACCATTCTACACGAGAAACTCCTAAAAGCCCTCTTTTGGAGAACTCTTCAATAGTTATTTCTATGAGTCTTCTTGTGTAGACCCTATTGCCTGCAACTTTTACTCCGTTAAGAGTTTTAGACCGCAAACGATAAGGTGCTCTCGGTAGATACCCTCGTTTTTCCCACGACCTGATACTAATGATGCTCTTTTCTAATGCTTGAGCCATAGCACCAATCGTGAAAACCTCTGTTTCTTTTCCATTCAGTTGTTTCTTTATGGCTAAAGAATCCCAAGGAGATTCTTCTTTAGCCTTTCGTTTTTTAGAAACCTCTGGATTTATAGCCCGTCTTTGTTGTTTAGAACCAGGCTTGTATTTCAAATCCGCAAATGCTTTTTCAATCTCATCATCGCTACGCAATCCAGCCATGATTACTTCTTACTTAACTTTAGTGCCCAAACAACTTTAGGAGGGAAGATTGCATCTACCTCTTCTGCAGTCAATACGCCCTCGTACAAGGCTGCCCATAGTGCATCTTCGTCAACTACTTGGACTGTTTTATACAGTCTGTCTGCAAGTCCTTTTTCTTCAATGATTCTGTCAGCAACTAAGTCGTCAATTTTTGTACGAGAAACTCTTTTTTCTTTCTGAACAGAGTTGACTCCTTCAATAGGCTCAGTAAATTCATACCACCAATGCCCCTTACCGTCTTCAAAACCATTTTCTTCAATATACGCAAATAGTTTTTCCTTCAGAGTTTTTTGGCGTTTTTCAGCATCATCAACAACGCCTTTTAGATAGGCATACTCTTTTACCTGTCCTTCAAGGCTATCGTCTCCAAGAAAGTCTCTTGGTTCATCTATCGCTTTTGCCATTATGTTCTCCTTAAATAGTTGCGTTTAATAAAAAGTTCAAAAGACTGCCGACTGTTAAGTCAACGCCTCCTTTAATGTTAATCCCTGTCCCATCAACAACAGCATCTGCTACTAAATTTTTTTGGTTTAGCATTTCAAACTGGCGTTCTTCAATCGAGTTTAACACTAAGAAGTCTTGAATAATAACGGAAGGCCATTTACTTGACGCACGTCGTATTCGAGAGTTACGTTGAACCGCTTTGCCTGCTGACCAAGGTAAATCATAATTTACCAGTAAATTTGCTTGAGGCAAGTCAACGCCGTAACCTCCAGCATCACTAGAGATTAAAACCCTAACTTCTTTTGAGTTTTGGAAATCTAGTTTTGAATCTTCTTTTTCTTTAGCATTAAGTTGTCCTGAGTAAATACGGCTTTTTATCTTTTTTTCTGCCAAAGCGTTTTGGAGCAAAGTCAACATTCCAATGTAACTTGTAAAAATTACGACCTTAGAAAGTTCGTCTGTTTCTAAGTGGTCAACTACGTAACTCACTACAGCATCTAACTTAGAAGCACCTAAGTCTAAGTTCTCTAGATAACCCTCATCGTCAAGATAAGAAGCATACGAACTACCTCCTAAGCCTTGGTTTAGTTTGTACTTTGTAGAACTGTCAACAAGTAACGAAGGACTGTCGCACACCATACGTAACGCAGTAATTTTAGACATGATAGCCCCACGCATTGCGTCTACAGGTCCGCCAAAGGCTTGTCCTTGCCCGTAGATTGCGTCTAAAGAAAAACCCCCTCCAAAAAGAGATTGGGCTTCTTCTAAGTCAGTTGTTAAATCTAACTTAATTTTGTCATACAGAGTTCGAGCAGGTTTGTTTAGGCGAACCTTGATAGGGCTTAAATGAATAGTGGCGGGTAGGTAGGGGGCAACATCAGGGTCTGACTGAGCCTTCCTAACCGACGCTTCTTTAATCTTCTCGTGTAGTAACGGAAGATTGCGGTATCTCTGTACCCCGCCAAAATGATTTCTTACAATAAAGGTTTTATCAAATAAATCAAAACGACCTAACATCGATGGTTCAACAAACTGCATAATGCTATACAACTCTTCTGGCTTTCCATTTTCAATAGGTGTGCCAGTTAATGCATACTTAACGGGAATTTTTGTTGCGAGTTCTTTAACCTTCTTACTTCTTTTAGAACGGAAACCTTTTATAGCAGTAGCCTCATCACACACAATAGCGTCAAATAACAAACCTTTTAGTAAC